TCATCCACCCATGGTGGCGGGTGAGGCGTGAGTCGCATCCCAATAAGCCCCGCCGGGGTTGAACATCGGCAACTGCTCCGACTTCCACTCCACATTCTGGCGGTACAGATTCTCATCAGCCCTTGCCATCTGGTCGAGTTCAGAATTGAACTCCCCCATCAACTGAGCCGCTCTCTGAAGATTATAGTACGGATTCTTCTTGGGGCCGCGCCAGGTTAGCGCCTGGGCTATCGCATGCTTGGCAACAATGTCTCCGCGAATAAACGGAGGCAGGTTATCGGTATCGTAGACCAGATTCGGAGGCTGTATGTAGGCCGAGTAGGGGAAGCTCTGCTGGATAATCGGCACCGGATACATCTCGATGACATAGTTGCCGTATTGGTCGGGGGCGGTCGGAGCAATGCCATACGGAGAGAACTGCTGCGCCCTCCATGGATCAGTCGAATCCAGGGTCTTCTGATTGAGATTCGTCCACATCCTGTAACCCAGCAACAGGTTCTTCATTTCGTAGACGTATTTGATGTTCCCGCCGATGTTGTAATAATACTGGGCAATGAAGTATCCCCAGGTGCCGCTATTCCATCCCCACGGCAGATTTATGGTCAGGGAGGTGGTCGAGTTCACGGCCGTGATGGTGTAGATCGGCGCGTTATAGCCAACGCGAAACTGCCTGCCAACCATTGAACTCGTCCAGGTGGTTCCCGTTCCGGTAACCGATTGGGATCCATTCGCCACCGTGGCTGTGCCGATATTGTAGACCTGCGGAGAATTGACCTGCCCGTTGATCATCAAGCCGAACCAGTTGCGCCGGTCATAGATGACGCGCACCGCCTCGTTCACAAAGATGCCAGCCTGCGATCCCCCGGTGTCTGGATTCTCTGACGCCACTCTTCCCTGCAATTGTCCATAATTATATTGCTGACTGTAAGGAGGCGAAGAGTTAGGCAATAATTGACCACTTGGTTGTGGTGGTGCTGGTAACGGCATGTCTTACCTCCTATCCTGCCACTACTTGAAGTTTACCGCACATTACCAGAAAACCAATCTTTTCAGCTTCATGATGAAGCTTCTTGTGCTCCGAATTTGTAACTATCTTAAAGTTCTCCACGCGGTTGTCCTGGTGATCTCCATTGATGTGATGGATATGTTCGCTAGGCTTTAGTTTTCTTCCGATATGGACCTCCATGATATACCTATGCTCTGGAATCCATTTCCCATCCTCCGCCCTAACGCACCACTCGTTACTGCTTGGCCACCACCTGCGAGATCCAATTGTTCCGCTCGAAAGGCTTGATTGGTACTTCCCTTGGCACTCCTTACCGCAGAGCATATTATTCCTCTTCCACGACTTGCTCCTGTCTTTAGGTATAGGATTCCCGCAGTATATGCACTTCTTTTCCGGGTAGGCGTCATGCCACTTTTGCTCTGCAATCCTCTTCTTCAACAGCACCGCGCACCGCACCTTACAGCACACCTTTTCCGAGGAAGGTATAACATCGAACTTATCCCCACACTCCACACACTCGCGGGTTTCAATCTTTCTCATAATCACAGAACGGCACTTTCTGCTGCATGTTTTTCTTAAGTTATCCTCACACTGGCTTATCCAAAAACTACCCCCGCACGCGAGGCACTTCTTTTCGATCTTCTTGCCGCTTCCCGGCCTGTATAGGCGACGATAATTGCGATTCGCGCAGGATTTGCTGTGATACTTCCTCCTTCCAATATGGCTCGGAACAACGCGCATCATAACCCCGCATCCCAAGCATGGAATCTCGACACTATTTCTTGCCCTCCACCTATAAGAACACGACTTACCGCAAGTGGGGCGATCTGCATCTCTTTCGGCAACAATAAAATTGTTACCACATACCTCACAGCGTTTTTCTACCATCTTAGCCATGAGGTTATTTTACAACAAAACAATTACTCCTGAGGCATGTTTCGTCCTCATACACCAAGGGGCTGACCGCTTATCGCAGCCAGCCCCGAAGCGGTTAAAGATGCCAGTTAGTAGCCGTACACGATCAGACCAAACGGGAATCCGCTGAGATCGGTGCTGGCCGAAACTTCCGGCTGCAATCCGGCAGAAGACGCATCGCCATACGCGCTAACCGCGAAGCTCGTGCCTGTCGGCTGCTGACTCGTGTAGAAGGAGGAGGGCATGTTGACCATGAAGTCATATGATCCACCGGACACATACTTCTGGCCCAACAACTGAGCCCCAAAGATGTTTCCGTTCCCAAATCCAACCTGGGTCGGAGTGATCACCCACCCGCCAGTCGGATAATCCGAGACTGCCGGAGCACAGGTGACCATCTGTGCCTTCATCGAGGGCCCCACATAGAACAGGGTATCGGGAACAATTGTGATCGTAAGCGCCATGACTTCTCCTTAAATCTGTTGCAACGCCGGGTTCAGAAGCACGTCGCAGGTGGTGTTGGTCGAAAGATTGGACCACGCCACGCCGAGGTAGTTCTGATACGGGTTGGCTGTTCCCTGGGCTGTGCGTACCACCGTAAACGCGTTCGTCGATGTCACCGACATAGACAAAGAGTCTCCGATGACCACCGAGGCCACAGCCGAAACGTTTGGCACCAGTCCGCCGACCGCGATCCAGCACCAGTTGCCATTCAAGGCAGCCGCTGTTGCACCAGAGGTCGTGTTGGCCAAAAGAACCCCGGCGCATGCGTTCGGGATCATGGCGGCGTTGTTGGTTGTTACGCCATACGCTTCGTTCGCGTATCCAGAAACCGTCGTGCATGTCGAGTCGGTGTAGTAAACACCGGCCGAGTAGGCCAGCAACGTCGGGTTGTTCTGGCTCGAATAGCGCACATACTTCACAACCGGAGGAACGCCGTTCGGAACCTTGGAGCCAAAGAAGCAGGTCAACTGGGCCAAGGTAACGCTGGTCGTCGTCGCCTTTGAGAGCGTCAGGGTTGTCGTGCTCGGGATGGCCGCAATCGTGGTGCCGGTAGGCACACCGGATCCGGTGACCGTCATTCCGACAGACAACTGGGTGGTGTTGGTTACGGCCGTCACGTTCACGGATGTGCTGGTCGTGCCAAGCACCGTGGTTGCCGGGGCATAGTTCGTGCTGAACCCGGAGTATTGGGTGAAATACTGCCACGGAAGGCCAGCATACACCGCGCCCGGAGGATTCAGTGCGCCATTCGGCCACTGGGTTTGGCTGGTCTGGCTGCCGGTCGCCACATAGGGGTCGATGGCGGTATACAGGTTTCCAGTCGAGATATTCGGGAAATCAATTCCGTAGCTCATTACATGTCTCCTTGAAGGTCTACTGTCCCATTAGTTGTTCCAACTGTTCAACCTCTTCTGACTTCTTGTAGTCGAGAAGGTTTTCTCCATCTACAATAGTCGGAACAACAGTTGTTTTTAGCCAGTTATACCCGTCAGCACAAAGCCGGTGCGCGGCATCGAAACAACGACGTCGCCGATAAAGCAAAGCTGTCCAGCGGCCTGCCATGCGTTCGGAAGCTCCTTGAAGCCGGTGAATCCGAAAGCAAACTGCTCCTGCGTCGAGATGTACACCGTGAGAGCGTTGGTGTTCATGCCGAACAGATAGCCAGCCGGGCAATACTGGTCAACCACAACACGCTGGCCGTTGAAGCGGAACGAGTTGAAGCCGATGTTCTGGGTGTTGTCCTCGCCAAAGTTATCCATAACGCGCTGCGCCGGGAGCATCTTGGCCCACAGGGCGTTGTAGATGATCTGCGTGGTTGAGAACAGGTTCGGCTGCATGGGGCCAAACGTCGCCTGACCGTATGCCTTCTGAAGCGTGTTCAGGGAGACGATTCCACCCACGTTCAGGTAGTAACCGTTGATTCCAGCTGAGGCTCCAGTACCAACCAGCGACCGCGACACGTTGCCGTAGGAGGGATAGTTGGTGCCGTCGTCATATGCGGCCTGTAGGCCGTCCAGCGCGATGATCGAGGAGTTTGTTCCCTGGCCATCCAGATAGAAGTCGGTAACCAGGTTGGTTGCCATCGCCTGACCGCCGTTCACCATCTGCTGCTCGACGTAGCCCATCACACCAGCGCCGCCATGGTTAATGGCAAGCTGCGCCTCGTCGATGGTCACGTTGACGTAATACTGCTTCGGGTTGAAGGTCATCGCAGTGTCAACCTGAACCTGCGAAATGTCGAAGGTTGAGCCGAAGGTAGTCGCCCCGCCCTTCAGCGGTGCATACTGGAACGGCTGCTGAATCCAGGTGCCGCCGTTGTAATCGGCTGTCCGATCACCCTTGAACATCAAGTAGAAAACTGGCGAATACTTATAATAGTTGTCCGCCATCTCCGGCACGATGAATGGGAGGGTGATCGCATTGATGTTGTTGTAATTCAGCGCCATTGCTCATTCTCCTTGGTTAGCTTGCCCGTTCCAACTGGGACAGCTTCTCGTTCAATACTTCAGCCCGCGTCTTGCCATCAGCGTTCACGGCCCGCCCAAAAGCCTTCAGGGCCCCACGGACCCCGGTTGCTGCCGCAGGAGTAACCCCGGGAATCGACTGAGAAGAACTCTTCTCCTTCGCTTTCTCCTCCGCGCGGCGCTCAACCTCAAGCTCCGTGTGGCGGTCGCGGGTCCACTCCTTGTAGGCTTCCTTCGGAGACGAGAAAGTCCTCCCCGAGTCACCCACAAACTTGTTCAAGGCTTCCAAATCAAGATCCTCGCCAAAGAGCTGCTTGTGCTCGTTGCGGATCTGCATGGTGTCGTCAGCCATCCTGATCGCGCGGCCGAGAAAGGCAGAGCCCTCAGCCTGAACAACAGCCTTGGCTTGCTCTTTTGCGATCTCGCTAAACTTCGGCGTCAGAGATGTCTCAAAATCTGTAAACGATGTCTTCAGGGTCTTGGTCAAATCTTCCAAGGTGAAACCAGAAATAGAGCCAGACTCAGGAATACCCCTTCCATCGTCCAGATAGGTGACCAGCTCTTCGCCGCGCACCAACTTGTCCGCAAGGCCTGCCGCCTGAATCTTGGCGATTGCGTCTTCCCCGAGAACACCCTTCAGCTCGTCAATGATTGCCATAAAATCCTATCCTCCTGTTACGCGCCCGGAACAGCCTCGGGACCTGGTTGCGGCGGAGGAGCCGAAGCCTCAGCCGGTGGGGGTGCTTGTCCGCCAGGAGCGCCGCCGCCATCAAGAACGGAGGGATCCTGCTTCATAGAGGTTGCAACAAATTTCTTGAGGCTATCCTTGGCCGCATCCAGATTTGGATCCGGCTTTCCGCCAAGTTTGGCTTCGAGCTTCTTGAAAACCTCAAACACGGCCTTCAATGCCTCGATAACCTCGTCACCTGCCCCACCCTTCTTAGCCGGAGGAGGCGCTTGACGCATGGACGCGACCCTGGAGTAGTAGTCCGGGGGGGTGGACCCAGAAGGCCCCCCACCGCTGCCGCCGCCGAAGCTGTCCGCTACTACGTTTGCGTTTGCCATCTTGTCCCTTACTGGTTATCCGGGTAGGCGTTCTTCACGTTGGGAGAGATACCCTTGGCCGGGATCTTTCCGGCATCGTGATAGGACACGCCAATTGCATGAAACACACCCTTCTTCAGCTTTGCCGTCTTGGCTGCTGGTCCGAAGGTGTCTTCCGTCGCCTTGTTGGTCTCAACAAACTTCTTCATCTGGATTCTCCAGTTGTGAGGGGGATGTCTCCATCCCCCTCTTGGTTTTAAATCTGCTGCGTGATTACTTCACGCGCTTTGCGCTACGCTTGCCGTGGCGCTTTCCACCCTTGCGGCCCTTGTGACGTGCCATATGGATGTACTCCTTTCGTGAAAGGATCGGCGTTTTTAACGTGCCCGTCTCCACGAACACCAAAGTAACCAAACATGGTTACCTTGGAGTTGATTTAACTGTACCCAATCAGATTGGCGTGTCAAGAGATACGTCCAAATTGACATCTTTTTTCCTCGACCCGTTCTGCGCCAGAGTAAAATGTTCTTGCGGAGGAGACGTGCCACATAAAATCCTTGTTCTCTCGGACTTACCGACATCCAGCTCTGGATTAGCGAAAATATCGCGCGAACTGGCGTGCAGAATCAATAAGATGGAAGATTTCGAGGTTGCCAGTTATGGGTCTGGAGGAATCGCCTCCAAGCGCTTCCCGTGGCCACAATACGAACTGGCTGGTCCAAATGCTCTTGCCCCTCAAAATCTCCCAGAAGAATGGACAGACTTCGCCGGAAATGAAAGAGGAACCCTGCTTACGATATGGAATCCGGGATGGCTCGGGTGGCTTACGCATCCAGAGCTTCTGCCGGACGGGAAGCTGAAAAACTTCATCCAATCCGATCCATTTGATGTTTGGGCATACCTCCCCCTGGACGCCGAAGGCCCGGACGGCCGCGTACCACTGGGAATTGCGAATATCATCAAGAGGTTCGACCGGCCCCTGGCTTACACGCAATGGGAGGCCGACATGATCGACAAGACCATCGGCGGCAACATAGAACATCTTCCACATGGAACCGACTCGTCAATCTTCTATCCGCGAGACAGAGAGTCATCCCGGTCCTCCCTGGTCAACTTGGTCACAGAAAAAGGCGACTATCCAATCAAAGATGGAACCCTGATGATTGGGGTTGTGGCCACAAACAGCGCCAGAAAGGATTGGCAACTGGCGTTCCAAGTTGGGCGGGAACTCGTGAATCGCGGACTCAATATCGGCCTCTGGTGCCACACGGATGCCTATGTAAAATACTGGGATATCCCCGCCCTTATTGCCGAATACGGGTTGGATGGGAGGGTTATCGTCTCCAACAAACACCTCACCGACAACGAGGTGGCTACCTGCTTTTCCGCCTGCGACGTCACCTTTGGAATAGGTAGGGGCGAGGGGTGGGGATTACCCCTAAGCGAATCTCTTGCGGCCGGGACTCCGGTTGTTCATGGAAAATACGCCGGAGCCACCGAATTCATACCGCCCAATATGCTCGTTGAGCCCATAGCGCTTTTCAACGACGACTTCTACGGACACCAGAGGCCGGTCTTCAATGTGTCAGACTGGGCAGACAAAACCATCTTCGCGGCATCGCTCGGAACCGGAAAATCTCTCCTCGATCCCAAGTTCTACTGGGACAACTGCTGGGCGAGCTGGGAAGAGTGGCTGAAGAGAGGAATTGCCAAGTGAGAATCTGTCTGGTTACTCCACCCAGCCCATTCCTCCTCGACCAGCGGGTCTTTGTCTCTCTCGGAATCCTGAAGGTCGGAGCCGTACTTGAGCGCCAAGGGTTCTCCGTTGACCACGTTGACCTGACTGGAGTCTCCAACTACGAGGAGGCTATAAGGGACTACCCCCACAAAGACGCAATCTTCGCCCTCACGGCAACCACCCCTCAAATGCCATCCGCGATAGCCATCAGATCTGCCCTTGCAGGCTCTCGCACCATCCTGGGAGGCCCACATACCACCCTAATCAACGCAGCGGCCAAGAAGGGCAACCAGAGGTCAGCAGAGATGCTGTCAGAGCTGGTCTCCATATTTGGAACAGTGGTCGCCGGAGATGGAGAGAAGTCAATTTTCACCGCCATACACCAGCGGGGGCTTATTGACGCCGACGACCCCAAGTCGATCCTCTGGAATACCTCCAAAGACTTCACAGATGACCCATGGCCAGCCCGTCACCTGGTGGACATGTCTTCCTACCACTACACGGTAGACGGAAGAAAGTCATACTCTCTGATCGGCCAAACCGGGTGCCCGATGCACTGCAACTTCTGCGGAGGAAGAAACTCTCCCATGTTGAGGCAGATTCGCAAGCGGTCCACAGAAAACATCGTCGCCGAAATGATGCACCTTCACGACGTGTATGGTGCCGATGGAGCCATGTTTTACGACGACGAACTCAATATCAACAAAAGCATCATCCCACTGATGAGGCAAATTGCCAACACCGGGGTTGACTGGCGTCTGCGCGGATTCGTGAAGTCTGAATTGTTCACCGAAGAGCAGGCGGAGTCGATGTATGCGGCCGGTTTTCGCTGGCTTCTCTGTGGATTCGAGGCGGCGCATCCGCGCATCCTCCGCAATATCGCCAAAAACGCCACCGTCCAAGACAACACTAACATGCTAAGAATCGCCCACAAGCACGGCTTAAAGGTCAAAGCCCTCATGAGCGTCGGCCACCCCGCAGAGAGCGAAGAGACAATCCTCGCCATGCGCGACTGGCTGCTCGACGAAAAGCCCGACGACTTCGACGTAACCGTGATCACTGTGTATCCGGGAACTCCGTACCATGACAGCGCTATCGAGGTCGCGCACCCGATATACAGGTTCGACACGTTTGGCGATTCTCTCTACTTTGAGAGCGTTGACTTCAACAAAGAGCAAGCCTTTTACAAGGGAAAGCCGGGAGAATACCGCTCCTATGTGTGGACAGACTTCATTTCGCGCGAACGCCTGGCGCAGATGCGAGATGAGATAGAAGATGAGGTGCGGTCAAAACTGTCCATCCCTTACCCCACGGCGGCGGAAGCAGTAGCCTATGAACACAGCATGGGCATGAGCCTGCCCACCAACATATTGAGGACAAAATGAACATTGAGAAAGCCCTCGCAACACCCGGATGGATGGGGGAAAGGGACCTGGAGTACCTTGCCCATGCCGCATCCAAATCCTCAACCATCGTTGAAGTAGGGTCGTGGATGGGACGCAGCACCCTGGCCCTGGCCTGCAATACCGCCGGAACAATCTATGCCGTGGATACATGGCAAGGAACCGAACAGCAGGGCGACTTTTTGGCAGACAAGGATCCGGACTGGCTCCTTGGAGAATTCAGAAAATACACCTCATGCGCGGCAAATATCATCATCTGCAAGGGGCCATCGGCAGATATCGCCGCATCCTTTCCAGACATCACCGCCGACCTGATCTTCATCGATGGGTATCACACCTATGAAGGAGTGAGAGACGACATCCTGGCATGGAGACCCAAACTTCGCCCCGGAGGAATCCTCTGCGGACACGATTACGGAGCCCCGCCTTGGGATGGAGTCAAGCAGGCGGTGGATGAGCTGGTACCCAAGTTTCGCATTATCGATTCAATCTGGACTACGGAGGAAGAGTGAGCGATTACAAGATGTGGATTCCATACCTTAACCGTCCCGACCTTCTCGATACGGCCGTAAGGTCATCTGAAGCCTACGGTTCAAACCGTATCATTATTGACAACTCCCCAGAAGGCCTGCCAACAGACACCTGGATGCACTGGCATGGAGTCTACGTTCTTCGCCCCCTGGTTCCCCTTTCATGCCCCCAAACCTTCAACTACATCATGAGGACGACACAAGAACAGGGAGCAAACATCTGCATCTGGATGCACAACGACGCCGAGCCCCACCCAGGCGTATGCGAAGAGCTTCTCAAGATCGCGCGTCAGTCCAACCTTCAAGGCAGAAAGTGGGGAGTCCTGTGGACCCACTACGACACGCTGTCGGCTATCAACACAGATTTACTGTCGGCAGGCGTCGAGTGGGACACAACCTTTTGGCAGTATTTTTGCGACAACGACTTCTATCGGAGGGTTCGTCTGGCTGGATACGAGTGCATTGACACTGGTCTTCAGGTGAACCACCCCGGAAGCCAGACCATCAACAGCGATCCAGCCATAAAACTGAAGAACAATGCAACCTTCATGCTCTACAGGGACTACTACATCCGCAAGTGGGGCGGAGAGCCGGGGCACGAAGCATTTACAACCCCATTCGGAGTCTAACTACTTCTTCTTCCCAGATTCCTTTGCTTGGTGGGCAGCCTGCCCCATAGCCATGGCCATCTGCGCCTTCTTCGCGGACTCTTCGTCGAGGCGGCGCTGAATCAGTGAGATGTTCAGGTTCGCGTTGAACTTGGAGTTCAGGAACTCAAGGAAGGTGGTGTGATCAATCTCACCCGCCCTGCGAAGCTGCGACATCTGCGCCAGCTCATCCGTGCGCTCAATCGCCAGCAAAGAACCACGGCGAATCGTAAACGACACGTTGCGAACGAAATCCTCGGGCTCCATGGTGGCTGGGCAGAGGTGCTTGTAGTAGGGGTGGAAGTCGGAGTCGGTCAATCCCTTCGATCCATACTGAGCCACGCGCTTATCGGCCGTCTCAAACTGCAACATGTTGCTGACAACCATCACGCCGACCTCTTCCATAAAAGACTGGAGGCCGCGCCCATACAGGCGAATGTTTCCCGCCCGCGAGTTGACAATCATTTCCAGGGAATCGCCGCCCGGAATCTGTTTCTTCTGGAGGGTCTGGTTCACTGCCGCCGCGCCAGAGTTCATCGCCATCTCCTTGTCGATTCCGTCACGCATCGGCATGGTGTAGTTGCCAAGCTCGGGAGGCTTGCGAAACTCAGGAGGACGAGGAGAGTTGTTGCGGTAGAAAATCTTGCCACCAGGGGCTCCGGGGTCAATTGAGTCTTTGTCCTGATCGCTAAACGCCGCCATAGGGGCCATCATCGTCGGCTCTATAGTGGAGTTGATTACATCCAGAACTCCTCCCTCAATCCGATTCAAAATAGCCTGCATGGCGCACAGGGGATCCATGATGCTTTGACCGGCAAACTTCCACGGAACGCGGAGTGGGCGATAGATCGCGAACGGAAACCGGCCGTGCCAATATGGATTCGGCGCATCCTCAAGAACCCTTCCTCCGGCCACCGCCAACACGCGGCCACGAGGATACTTCGGCATGCCCGGTTCAACCCGATACGACCAGCAGGCGTTCGGATCTCCAATGATTATCGACTCCGACCCATCCCAAATGCTGTCGTCCTTAAACCAGAACTCCTTGTAAATCACCTTGGGAAACTTGGTGGTTGGAGCCCCGGCCCCAGAGTTGGCCAATTTGGAGTGGATGTTCCTCATCAAAGGACTCAATTTGGCCCAGCGGCGAGAAGACACAGCGTTCGGCCTTTGCGGGGTAGCCGACATCTCCGACTCGATGTCAGGCTGAACTCCGTAAGCAACCTCCCCAAACCGGCGGACCAGCCATGGCTTGGTAACCACCCGGCGAACAATGCAAACCTCAGCCTCGGCCTGAAGACGGCCAGAAGCGCCAATCTGAAGAAAATCGAGGGGCGACAGCGGCTGGAAATCGTTGCTTCCCATGCCGTTTCGCAGATAGGGGTTCCACTGAACCTTGACGGGACCATAGGAGATCAGGCCATACATGACCACCTGAACCAGTTCCTGCTCGAAATCGGACATATACGTCCAATCCGTGAGCATCCGATTCATCAGGCTTTCGACTTCAGAGTAGTTCTCGTCCGCATCGGTGAACTTGACCCGGACATCCGGCTGAATATCGGTGAGCATCGACGCCATCTCGACAAACTGACGAACAACGCGATTAGCCACCGGACGTGAGCGTCCGTGCCTGGCCGTTGAAGCCCACTGTTTTCCCTCAAGGAAGTCGATGACTCTCTGAACCTGTTTCGATTCGGGAGACGACATAAGCTCTGAATCGGCTTCCTCATAGACAGAATTTGCCCAATCGAGGACTTCGGCTTCCAGCTTAACTTCGGGGCGCTCTTGTAGGGAGGCGTTCACGCTTGGATTTTATCCTGACATCACTGTTTTGTCGCGAGTTACGTCTATTCCTGTGAACCCTGCCCCTGTAGACCCTTGGCCGCATTGGCAAACAGGGCCGCCAAACGCTGGGAGTCGCGCGTAACCTGCTCGTTCTCGGCAACCAGACGAGCGTTGTCCTCAACCACAGCCAAAATGTCCTCCTGCTTGCGAATGTTGGACTTTTGCAGCTTCCTCACCGTATCCCCGGTCAGAAACAAAAAGTCGTCATCCAGCATGGTTGAGAGAACAGAGTTCAAGGTAGAGTTCACGCGCCCCGAGAATTTAGAGGAAAAGCGATTCCAGATATCCTTCCGCAGCCAGCACTCCGCCTTCACGTCCAGGGTAGGATTCGGAATCTCCTTGGTGACGAACGGCACCATGTCAGGGTGCATAGACTGAAGCTGCATATAGGGAATCTCGTGGCCAACATCACACTTAAACAGGTGGGCAGAGCGCTTCAGGTTGACATCTCTCACCCCGCGCGTATCCCTGCACATTGGGCAATACATACCACTTTCCGCACTCATGGGCGGTAAAAACTGACCCGTCGTCGCCATTACTCCTCCAAACTACCAATCATCATTGTAGCCGACCAACTCCTCCGCGCTCGATCCGGAACGGGCGGACTCCCTCCAGTTGCGGAACGCAGAAACCATCTCGGGCGTTATCTCTTGATCTGGAACACCTAGAACCCTCTTTGCCTGATACTGTATGCTACTTCCGGAGTAGCCCGGCGGAGAGGATTGGTGAATCGGGGAAACCAGGGGGTTCGCTGCCGCAAAAGCCCAGTGAGGACTGACTGTGTATACCCCCTTCAGCCCCTTGATCGCCCTCTCGGCGTCCTCCCGGCGCTGGAAAACACCATCCGCAATTGGACGCATCGCTGAGTCGCGGATAACCCACGGACCCTGCCACGAAAAAGGCAGAGATCCCCAAATCTTCCCCTCGGCATCGCGTGGCTGCGCCATCGCCAAACCTGGAGACTCTCTCACCGACTGTAGCGTCTCACGCAGGCAATAGAGACAAATTGTCGAAGCCAGCACTCCGTCGTCGTTGGAATCAACACCCTCGTATCTCTTGCGCCCCGGCCCCTCGTCGAGGGTTGCGAAGTCGCCCATCTCATCCAAAAGATCATGTGAGTAGATGACAATCGAATCAGTCAGAAGGGCATCGCGCATCTCGTCAATCACCAGGTCGCGCGTCTTGATTGAAGTCACCCAGTGAAGGTAGGGGGTGAAGGTTGTTTGAACCCTGTCCTTATGTCTCGGCCTCCACAGGTTTGGATAGTCCATATCGACCAAGGCGTCTCCGGTGGTGATTCCGGGTCCATTGTATTCATTTGTCACCTCAGCCCCGTTATACCAATACCCCAGGGCGGCCACGATTCCGGCAAATCTCTTCGGCGATTCCCAGCCCCACCACTCGGCAACCTGAACGTCTTTCTGCCCCAGAGACCCGGCCATAAACACCTCAGCCACGCTATAGTCTCCGCCATTTCCAAGAGCAGCATCCGAGCCGACATAGTAAGACCTTCCCGGCTCAGGCAAATGCCAAACATGAAGACGGTGACCACCTTTTCCACGCTTGCGAACAGGAAGATCTTCCCCCGGATCCACGGCGCGAATATCAAGCTCCTCGCGCTTTCCTCTGAGACGAATCTCTCCCGCATAAGCAGGATTCTTAGGGGCCCTCATTCTCTGCTCATCCATAGCATCGCGATCAAAGGCGCACAGGCCGGAGTTCTGGAACGCCTCTTCCGGGGTAATCGGGTAGGACTCCAGAAAACCGGCTTTGTTCTTTTTGGAACGCTTCAGGCCAAAATGGCGAAACTTCCAAAAACCGAGAGGAATTTCGTATTTTTGCTCCTTTTTCACCCGGTCATGAAACACCTGCTCAGTCTCGCTGAGGACGATATTGTCCGACTTTGAAACCGGAAGAAAATACTTCCTAACCCGATAGGTAGGAACAAATACCGGACGCCATCCGGTATCGCCAGCCACCGTATCTTGCCACCAATCGTAGAAAAGGCCATTCTTTCCCAGACCAGTTGATTCCATCACATAGAACCCATCAATAGCGTTCATTGAGGGAAGAATGTCAGCCTCAAAAACCTGAGCATCAGGCCAGCGCGAAACCTCGCTATAGTGGCCACTCCGTATGCTGCGGCCGATAGCCACGCCGCTCATCTTTTGAGCGTGAGAGATCTTCAACACAGATCCCAAGCCGGGATCGGACATAACCTGGTCCTCACCCTCGCGTTGAAAGTCAATACCTTCCGCGACCGACTTGTATCTCCACTCCGGCCTCATCCACCACGGGAGATTCTCATACGCCTTCACAGACATCTTGTAGATGTGTGTGGACACAACTTTATCCTGAGCGACAATCAAGGTGAAGGTGTGGGGATAGAAGATCGTGCGGTGGAACATGTGCGCCTGAATATGTGTGCTGCCGCCAAACTGACGCCCCTTGAGAAGAATCAGCTTGCAGCATCCGTTGTTCTCCCACTCCTCCTTCATTGCCGCGCTGACGATCTCCTGCTGATCCCAGTACGGATACAGGGTTTTCAGTTCGCCATTTTCGGTTGTGATTGTAAAGTAGTTTTTCGTCCAGTAGTCGGGATCAATGCACCTCTCCAGCTCCTCGTTGATCCAATCGTTTTCCGAGCGAGACAAGGCGGCGCTGGCCTCATCAACAGCATTGTTCCCGTGGAATCTTGCGAAGTGGCGCTCCAGCTCCTCGATGGCGTCGTTCAGGTCGGGGTCTTGTCTAGGAAGCCTCATCGTCGTCCCCTTCCTCCAAGTCCTCCAGGTCGCCGTCCTCCAAATCTATTCCAGCCTCCTCAAACTCTGCAACAATTTTCTCGGCGCGAGTCATTTGTGGAGGAGCCTCCAAGAGCATCGGATTATTCCCCGGAATCTGCTGAACCTCCCGCTTTGCCCTTATCTCGCGAAGCCGCTGCTCAAAACTCATGCCGCCGCTTGCCCCAACCCCACTCGCCACATTTTGCTGCACATTGACCTGCGTGGATGGAACCCTCGGCCGGGTCACCTCAATCAACTCCCTCGCGGTATCGATTGCCTTCAGCCTCGTCAGATGGTCAGGAATCGACTCCTGCCTGCCGTCAGGAAATGTCCT